ATGGCAGCAGAAAGAACAGAAGAACTATATAAGGTTTTGCTCAGCAAGGGCTATCCGAAGGAGCTTTGTGCAGAGATCGCATATAAAAATATGAATACAGATTATACCGCAACTAGAATGTTGGGGTATTTATATCGGTATACAAATCCTAAAATCGAAGATCTGGTAGATGAGATGCTGGCGATTTTAAGTGACCGGGCGCAGATAATAGAGAAAAAGGAATCTGAACATGCGCAGGCAGTGATCAGTGAAATGTACCGGAAGGGATTATAAGTGACGAAGAACTTGGAGATAAGATAACAATGGAGCAATATTATTACAACCATATGAATAAGGCGCAGCAGGCTGCATATCACAGCATTTTTAGCGGTGTGAAAAACCTGGCGGATGAATTTCAGATTCCGGCATTAGAGGGAGAAGAACTTTATAATGTATTTTTCCAGATGCGTCTGGATCATCCGGAGATATTCTGGGTGAGCAGTTATAAATACCGGTATTATAAAGACTCTCCGAATCTGATTTTTATTCCGGAGTATCTTTTTGATAAAAAGAAGATTTGCGAACATCAAAAGGCTATGACTGCCAGAGTTGAGAAGCTGATTCGCCCGGCTCAGAAGCTGTCTGAGTGGGAGAAAGAGAAGTATGTGCATGATTTTATCTGTGAAAATATCCGCTATGACAAACTGAAAAAATCATATTCCCATGAAATTATCGGACCGCTTGGACAAGGCGTTGGTGTATGTGATGGTATAGCATACAAACAGATAAAAGAAATAGCGTAGATGTGGGGATTAAAATAGCCGCATAAAACAATTTATACAGGTTTTGTCTAAAATCTCAATGCCTCTTTGGTTATTACTAAATATTCAAAGTAATAGCTAAGGAGGTTTTTTTATGATTAAACTTGAAAAACTGGAAAAAGGTGAATTTTTTGAGGATGCTTTTCTTGTATCCTACAGGTACAACAAAGATTATTTAAACAAGATGAGATCACTCAAATACAAAAGGTATGTGCCGGATAAAAAGGCGTGGGAGATTCCTTCAAGTGAGCTTAAGCACTTAGTAGATCTCTTTGGAGTTGATGATATCAATGTGAACGCTAAATATCTGGAGGGCTTAGTTGAGAAAGAAGAGAGTAAGGCTGAGGAAACTCCTGAGGATATCAAAGAACGCTTGAAAGATATTAAGCCTATTGTTGACTATCCATTTAAAACAAAGCCTTTCCCTCATCAGATAGAGGCTTTTAACAGGGGCTATGAGTGTAAGAATCTTTTACTTGCAGACGATCAAGGACTTGGAAAGACAAAAGAAAGTATTGATATTGCAGTAGCCCGGAAAGGTGAGATAGGTAAATGTCTGATAGTCTGTGGAGTAAACTCAGTAAAATATAACTGGAAAAAAGAAGTATTAGTACACTCAAATGAGAACTGTGTTGTGATTGATGGAAAGACAGTAGATAAAAGGATTCAACAGATAGATCAGTGGATCTATGGCAGTCCTTACTTTGGGATCATCAATATAGAGAGCCTGAGAAATGAGAAGATCATGGACAGAATCTATATGGATTGTAAAGATGATATTATAGGGGCTGTAATCGTGGATGAGATCCATAAGGCTAAAAATGGTATGTGCTCTCAGGGTAGATCTGTGAGACAGCTCAACAGTAAGATCAGAATAGGGCTTTCCGGTACTCCAATGAATAAAGCTGAGGATCTTTGGAATATCCTCACATGGCTTAGAGTGGAAAAAAGAAATTACTACCAGTTTAAAAATAGATACTGTATCATGGGAGGCTTTAATGGCTATAAGGTAGTTGCTCACAGAAATCTGGATGAGCTAAATAAAGAGCTTAACACTGTTATGCTGAGGAGAAAGAAAGAGGAAGTGTTAGACCTCCCTCCCAAAATTTATACTACTGAGTACATTGAGCTTACCAGAAAACAGAGGATCCTCTATAAAGAGATCCGTCAGGGTATCGTGGATAATCTGGAAAACATCCTTGAGATCCCTAACCCTCTTAGCTGTACAGTAAGACTCAGACAGCTTACCGGGGGAGTCTTTGGAGATGATAACCCTAAGTTAGAGAGAGTAAAGGATATGCTGGAGGAAATCACAGAAAGCGGTCATAAGGCTTTAATCTTCTCTCAGTGGGAGCAAGTTACCTCTGTGTATAAAGATGCCCTGAAAGGCTATAATCCGGCTTATATAGTGGGGGCTGTAGATCCTGAGGACAGACAGAAAGAAGTTGATAGGTTCCAGAATGATCCTACTTGTAAAGTAGCTATAGGAACTATAGGAGCTATGGGAACAGGTCTTACAATGACAGCGGCAAGCTATGTTTTCTTTGTAGATAAACGCTACTGGGATGCTGAGAATAAACAGGCTGAGGACAGGGCTCACAGAATCGGAACTAAAAATACTGTAAACGTGGTGTCTCTGGTAGCTACAAATACAGTAGATGAGGGGATTGAGGAGATGTTGAGGGATAACAAGGCTCTCTTTGACAGAGTAGTTGAGGGTAAAGGATCCCGTGTAGATATGGGAGAAATTCTCAGAAAGATATTGCAGTATTAAGGCTTTAATGCTAAGATATTATATAGGTTTATGCTAATGAGGGATAAATAAGGAATAAAAATAGATCATTGAGGAGGACTGAGGAATGAAAGTTATCAATGGAATAATCCACTACACAGCTACAGAAGTATCTCAGTTATGTGGAGTATCTACTCAGACTATAAAGCTCTGGAATAAAGCAAGTGAGCAAAGGGAAGAAGCCGGGGAGGGTAGACTGATCCCGGCTCCTCACACTGAGCCAAACGGCTATAAATACTGGAGTGCTGAGGATACTCAGAAGATTATAGAGTATGCTGGACAATCTCACAAAGAGAGATATGGTAACATGAAGAAAGAGGGCAAATGAGCCCTCTTTTTTTTCTTGTAGGGTAGGACAAAAATGGGATACCCTAAGACAATTTTGTCCTACCCCTATCTCATTTTTGTCCTACCAAAGATTAATCCATTAAAATATAAAAAATAAATCAAAGATTTATTTTAGAGAGAAGTTCAAAAACTTTTCTTTTTTTTTTGTCTAAAAATCTTATCAGCTTTCAGTTATTACTCAGTGCAAGGCAAATAAAAGAAAGGAGCTAAGAGCTATATGATTCAATTAAATTTTTTAAATGCTGTAGTAGAGGATAACGGTAACGGGCTTAGAGTAAACGGTAAAGACCTCAATAGCATTATCTCAGCGGCTTTAGGAACTATCAAAAAGATCCCCGGTAGATATGAGTATTTGGGGGAGGAGAATAAGGGTAAACCTTTTGAGTCTCAGCTCTGTAATGTTTCAGTGACTATTGATGATATATCAACAGAGATCACAGAAACTATTACTTTTTCTGAGAACGGAAATGTACAGGAGGTTACTCTGGCAGAGTTTGAGAAAGGGTTAGAGGATGAGCACTCTCAGGAAGTTAAACAGGCAGATCCAGAAGAATAAAAAGGAGTTGCCAATGAAAAAGGTTGTTGCCCGGAAAATGGGGTTGACTACAAAAGAGTTAAATAAAAAGTATTTCAAAAAGAATAAGGAGGAAAAGTAATATGTTTAGTGGTATGGGAATGTTTGGAGCTTTTGGTTTTGATCCAGAGGAAGAGACAAAAAAAAAATGAGGAGATGAAACGTGAGGCAGAGCTCAGAAAGAAGTATGAGGAGAATCTGGATAAGCCTATCACAATCACTCAGCGTCAGTTTATGGAGATCTCAGCTCAGGTAATAACTAATGGTAAATTTATGAGCATTGCTAAGGAGCGTGATCCTCAGATGAGAGCTATGCTGGTGTTAGCAGTTACCCCTATCATGGCTGATCTCACGAAAGAATTATTTGCAAAAGATTTTGAAGAGGAGGAAAAATAATCATGGCAGAGAATAATAACAATAAACCACAGGTAAGAGTAGCCTCTATTGAGGTGGAGTTAGGAATGAGTGTACAGAATAAGGCTGGGATCTGGTGTAAGCCTACAGCAAGAATGGTACTTACAGTAGATGGAGGAACATCTCCGGCTCAGAGAGCGGCTATCATCAAACAGGGATTTGATGAGGTATGTGAGAATATTGAGAAGCTGTTAGAGGAGATGTAGGATGAAAGAAGTAAATTGTACAGCACTTTCCTCAGAGGTAGTAGAAGCCATTTATAATAAATCTGATTTATCTCTTGCGGCTAAGGGACTGTTTATTTTGTTATCTTGTGGATTTGAGGATATTGATTTTTCGGATCCTGAATATGTGACAGCTTTTAAGGAGTTACATGATAAGCGTTATCTGAATTTCTCTTTAGGTTGTTAATTAGTTTCTGGGAGGGGTAGCACCCTCCCATTATTTACCGGAGGTGGGGTAGATGAAAATTTCAATAGAGGGGTTCGATCAATCAAGAGCTGTAGAGTTGGGGCTATGCGTGGCTGATATGGTTTTACTCAGATGGTTTGTGGATTTCTCTAATACTGGAGCAATGGAGAAACGAATAATAGACGGAAAGGAGTATTTCTGGATTAGTTACGAATATGTTTTACAGGAGTTGCCTATCTTAAAAATCAGTAAGAAAACTTTATACAGATGCTTTAAGGATCTGGTAGATAAGGGGATCTTAACTCATGCTTTTGTTAAGGATGGGGGGAGCTATTCTTTTTACGGGTTTGGAAAAGGATTCTTTTCCCTTGTCAGTAGCAGTAGTTTTTCTGGGACTGTGTTACATACATCTCAAAAGCCTCCAGCAGAAAAGAAACCTGTAAAAAATTCTCTTACCAAAAAAGAGGTTGAAAGTAGAATAGCAGAGAGTTTTACTGATGAGTCTCTGAGATCTTCTTTTAATGATTTTTTGGCAATGAGGGTAAACATTAAAAAGCCTATATCAACCTCAGGAGCTCTTACCAGAATGATTAACCGGGTGAAAAAGCTCTCTGATGGGGATGAGTCTTTAGCTGATAAGATATTAGATCAAAGTATAAGGAATAACTGGCAAGACATTTATCCTCTGAAAGAGGGGTATGTAGGTACAAGTAACGACTCAAAGATCACAAGTAAACAGTATGATCCGGCTGAGCTTGCAAGAGATGAGAGTGGAAACTTGAAAGTGTTTTAAGTTTGAGGAGAGTATAAAAGCTCTCCTCATTTTTTTTTTGTCTAAAAATCGGAGATTAACTGGTTATTACTCAGAAAGAAAGGAGTTGTAAATCTATGAAATGCTATGCAGAGACATATTGCAAGAAAAGAAAAAATGAGTGCAATGAGTTTTGTGACGGGTACAGACTCTTGAGAGCTTTATATAAAATGAGCCGGATCCCGGAGCGGTACTGTTATAATATCCCACTTGTACCAGAGGGGAAAGATCTGGGAGCTTTTGAGGCTCTCAATGATTTTATGAAAAGTGTTGAGGAGAGAGTTGAGAAAGGTGAGGGGCTGTATATCTGGAGTGAGTCCACGGGTAACGGTAAAACATCATGGGCTTGTAAGATCCTGAGCTACTATTTTCGGAAAGTGGCATTTAAGAGCGACTTAGAAAATGAGGGACTGTATATTTATCTCCCTACTTTTCTGGATGATCTCAGACAGAGCTATGATGATCCTGATACAGATTTCTCTGAGCTTTTAGCAATGCTTAAAAATTGTAAGCTCTTGATAATTGATGATATCGGAGCCGAGAAGTCTACAGAGTGGGTAAATGAAAGATTGCTCAGTATTATCAATACCCGGATGATGAAAGGGCTTAGTACCATTTATACCTCTAATTGTTCTCTGGATGATATAGGGAAAAGAATGGGAGAGCGGATCAGGAGCCGGATAAGAGGATCCGTTACAGAGATACATTTAACCGGACAGGATAAGAGGGGAGGGGTTAAGTAATGGCTGGTAATGGATTAGTAGAAGAGAGTTATATCTGTAAACTCTTAGAGGGGGGATCTCTTGATACCCTGAAAGAGTCCGGGCTCCGGGATGAGATGTTTTTAACTTGTAAGGATCAGATCCAGTTTATCCAGAAGCATGAGGCAGAGTATAAACAGCTCCCGGATAAAATGATTTTTTTACAGAAATTCAAAGATTTTCAAATGCTGGAAGTAACAGAGAGCATGGACTATTTAGCTGACAGGATAAAGGAGCAATTCCTTTACACTAAGTTAGTCCCTATAGTTCAGGAGGGAGGAAACCTGTTAAGAGAGGACTCCCTGAAAGCCTATGATTATCTGAGAGCGGCACTGGAGACTTTACAGAAAGATAACCCGGTAAGTAAAAACAGAGAGGGTGTAGATATCATCTCCTCAGCGAAAGACAGACTAAGCTCTTACCTGAAAAGGTGTGATATGAAAGGGTTAATGGGTATCCCTACGGGACTCACTCAGTTAGATGATATTACAAATGGATGGTTGTTTGGTGAGGAGCTTGTAATCATCACAGGTAGAACTAATGTGGGTAAATCATGGATAGCTGAGTTTTTCGGTACAGTGGCGTGGGAGGCTGGTTATAAGATCCTCCAGTATTCAGGAGAAATGAGTGTGGAGATGGTAGGGTTTAGATTTGATACACTCCATAAACATTTTTCTAACATGGGACTCCTTAACGGATCCGGGATACTGGGAAAGAAAGAGGGATCAGATGGGGCTAAGCTCTTACAGGATGATTATAAAAATTATATCTCTCAGCTCTCTACAAAGTCTGGCTATGTAATTGTTACTCCTGATGATTTTGGAGGAAGAAAGCCAACAGTAGGAGAACTGGAGACTCTGGCTAAAAAGCTGGGCTCAGATATGATAATCATAGATCAGCTTTCCCTTATGGCAGATCAGAGGAGAGCGGATACTCCCCGTATTGCTTATAACAATATCTCTGAGGATGCTTTTATGATGAGTAAGAAACTGGGTAAGCCTGTAATCATGCTGGCTCAGGCAAACAGAGAGGCGGTCAAGAATAAAAAGAAAGGTCAGTCTCCAGAGTTACATGATCTGGCTGAGTCTGATGGAGTAGCTCAGAACGCTACCAGAGTAATCTCACTCTCAGTAATTGATGGGATCTTAAAGCTCTCCACGAAGAAAAACAGATATGGTATCAATAACAAGGATGTAATGGTGATGTGGGAAATTAACGCCGGATACATTAAGCCATTACTGGAGAACAAAGAGGGAGAGAAAGGAGAGGCTGAGGATTATGGATTCTGAGAAAAGAGAAAATATAAAATGGAGCCTGTTTTACTTGGTCTGGTAGCGGCTGTATTTTTTAGTATTATCTTGATGTGTATAGGCTTTTATCATGTGTTCTTTGAAGAATCTCAGGAGCCACAGAGCCTCCCTTATGAGGTGATTGTATATGATCGGAGTAACAAGGCTATTATTGATTATGGGGCAGTATGTGAGGTAAAAGATGGGGTATTATATCTCTATGACGCTACGGAGCTGGGGAGGAAAGATGTGAGCCACTTAGTAGAGTAAAATTAAACTTTTGAAGAATTTTAAAATTCTTTGTCTAAATATTCACCTCTTTTAGGTTATCACTCTATGAGAAGCCTAAGGGAGGTGATTTTAGTTGAGAGATAGATTATGTAGTAAAGATGTAGCTGATCTCATGGAGAAAAGACATGATAACTTGATGAGAACTATCAGAACAGATCTAAAGAACCTTGAAACCCCGGAGAAGTATTATAAAGAGGATACCTACACAGATGGTAAAGGAAAAGTCCGTGAGTGCTTTCAAGTTTCTTTAGATGGCTGTGAGAGGCTCTCTAATAAGCTCAAGGGAGAATTAAAAGAGGAGTTCCTTATTGCTGTAGGCTTAAGGCTTAAAAATGGTACAGAGGGGCAAAATACAAAGCCTGAGAGCGAACCTGAGAAAGAATATACTCTTGAAGAGGCGGCGGCTGAGTTGGGGATCTCAAGGAGGACTCTGGGAAGAAAGATTGATGCTGGAGAAATCCAGACAGAGAAAAGAGAGTATCAACAGATCCTCATAAGAGAGAGATCCATAGTAACAGAGTCAGCTCTTGAGGCATACAGAAAAAGTCTGGAGGTAGAATAAATGTTTAAGTGGAAATTGAGAGCCTGTAGAGTACAGGCTGGACTGTATCAGAGAGAGGCGGCTAAGGCTCTTGGAATCTCTGAGGTATCCCTTGTAAATTACGAAAAGGGGAAGAGTAGCCCGGATATGGATTTAGGGCAGAAAATGAGTGAGCTCTATGGAGTCCCTATGGAAATGATGGATTTCACAAAAGTGGGGAACAGAATAATAAAGGATTAAAGGAGGATCTCAGGAATGAGTAAGGATCTGGATGTTAATAAGCTGATGGATAATGTAAAAGCTCTCTCGATAGAGAATGAAAATTTATTGAGTGAGAATGAAAAGTATAAGGCTGAGATTGAAAAACTGGAGTCTGATATTGCGGATTATAAGAGAAGCTGTGAGAAGCTATATAAGGATAAACATGAGGTAGAGGTTGCTTTAGCGGCTGAAAGAGATAAGTCTAACGCTTATCAGAGAGAAAATGAGATGCTGGTACAACAAATTGACAGAAGTTTGACAGTAGAAGAATTGTTAAGACACTTGTCAAAAGGTGGAGGTAACAGTGTAGTAATTGGGATTAAGTAAAAAGAAAGGAGCCTTACGGCTCCTCTCCCTTAAGCTCAAGTATTCTTTGAGCTATCCCTTTGAGTAGGATTAGATCTTGCTCCTCCAGCTTAACTACTTGTTTAAATAACTCATAAAGTGAGGTATTACTTTCAAGTAGCTTTGCAAGTATCACTGGATCAGATGAGTTAGATTGTTTCTTTTGGTAAGGATCGGACATTAGATCTGTAGTATCAATGTGGAAATAGTTAGCTAACATTTCTATTTTGTCCATTCTTGGAAACATCTTTCCGTTAATCCATTGAGATATTGTGGGGGAGCTGATGTTAAGATCCCTGATTAGATCTTGTTGACGCTTTCCATTGATGCTCATGTAATATTGTAGTGCTTTAGGAAACGCTGATTTAGGATCTGTACTCATATTTTTCACCCCCTCTCTATCAAGGGATGAGTATATTATACAGTATAACAAAGAAAAAGTAAAGCTAAACAAAGAAAAAGTTTTGATAAACTTAAATATTTTTATTGACATCTTTGTTTAACTGAGATATTATGTGTGTTGAGGGGCGGTTTACCCCGTACCTCATATTATTTTACCTAAAATTCTTTGTTAAACAAAGATTCAAACAAAGAATTTTAAATAAAAACAAAATAAGGAGGATGCAGAGATGGAATTAACAACACTCTACAAACAGTACAGAGTCGCAAAGTTGGCGGCAGATCAGGCGGCGAAAGAAGAGGACAAACTCAAGAAAGCCCTCAAGAAAGCAATGGAAGAAGCCGGGGTTAAAAATTACACGGATGAGGACGGTTTTCTCTTTGAGAGAATCGTACAGAACAGAAAGAGCATGGACGAAAAGGGTGTGCTGGAGAGCCTCAAAGAGAAAGGACTTACTCAGTGTATCAAGACAGTTGAGGCAGTAGATGAGGCTAAGGTACTTGAGGCTATCGAAGCCGGAGAGTATACGGCTGAGGAGCTCCAGAAGTTCCTCACAGTCAAAGAGGTTGTGATGTTGAAACTCACTGATCCGGCAAAAGTCAAGAAATGATTACAGTTTGGAATACTCCAATAGCGGCAAGCGTGGAGCAGATCCTCAGGGATCTCAAGCTCATGCTTTTCGCTGAGGGGTTGCTCAGGGATCAGAACAATACCGGATCTGATGTGATGGTTACTTGTCCATTCCACAAGGGAGGGCATGAAAGAAAGCCCTCCTGTGGTGTGAGCCTCAAGGAAAAGATAACGCCGGATAAAACCTATGAGGCTGGTACAGTCCACTGTTACACCTGTGGTTATACCGCTGACCTCCCTACGTTTATCAGTGATCTGTTAGGGATGGGAAATCCTATGGAGGGTTTTAAGTGGCTGGTAGGACATTACAACTACTCAGCAAATGATCGGGAAGAGATTCAGTTTAATTTCTTCCGGGGAACTGATGAGGGACAGGTAGCCGCTATGGATGAGGGAGAAGTTGAGGAGTATCACAAGAACCTTTTGAGGAGTTCAAAAGCTCAGAACTATCTCAGGGGGAGATGTATAAGCCGGGATGTGATGGAGATTTACAACTTAGGTTTTGATCCAGCGGATGAGGTGGTTTTATTCCCGGTCTACTCCAGAAAGGGAGATGTGCTCTTTTACAAGAGCCGCTCACTGGTGGGAAAGCACTTCTTTAATGCAAAGGACATAGACAAGACCGCCGCTGTTTACGGACTCTATCAGACCTTAGAGGCAAAGATCCCGGACAGTACAGAGATCTGGTTAGTGGAAAGTGAGATAGATGCTCTGAGCCTTGTTTCTAAAGGTATTTTAGCGTGGGCTTTCATGGGATCGGATATCTCAGAAAAACAGATCAAGGAAATGTGTCAGAGCCCTTATAGGAGATTTGTCATAGCTACAGACAATGACGAAGCCGGGAGGAAAGCGGCAAGACGGATAAAAGATAAGCTCATACCTTTAGGCTTTCGCTTCTTTAATCTCAAGTGGCTTACAGATCTCAAGGATGTAAATGAGCTGATTCAGAATTACGGGGATGATTTTGAGGATTATCTCCACAGGTATTAAACAGGAGGAAAACAGGATGAGAACAGGATTATATAAAGGATTAAGCAATGAGGAACTGGTAGAATTGTACAAGGCTGGAGAGTCTGATGCTTTTGAGGCATTACTTAAAAACACTGAGGGATTGAGAGCTACTTTAGCTCAGAGATACTTAAACATTCCGGGTAGTGAGTTTGAGGATCTGATGAGTGAGGGAGCTATAGAGATGCTCTCAGCTATCCAGAATTTTGACAGCAAAAACTACAGCTCCTCTTTTAGTACGTTTTTGTACTCAGCTATCTCCCGTCATTATAACGATATGTTTACAGCGGCGGTTTGTGAAAAAAGAAATCCGGGCTGTTTTGTACAGAGTTATGAACAGGTTAATTCCAACTCAGAATATGAGGAAGATGGGGACAGCTTAGGATCATCTGAGTTCTCTGTAGAGTGTGAAGATTACAGCATGGTAGAGATCAGAGATCTCCTGAGTAGACTCAAGCTCTCAGATAAGGAGAGAGTAGTGGTTAATCTTCTCATGGCTGGAAATAGCAAGCCGGACATTGCCCGGAGGCTTGGAGTAAAGACTCCCTCTGTACATAGCTATGTAAAACGTATTGCAACAAAGATAAATTTATCCGGGGCTTATGCCTAAAAACATCCCTCCTCTCTGGTTAATACTATTTGAAACAAGACAACAGGAGAGGAGGTAACACACATGAGAAAGCGTTTAAATGTTTTACTGGCACTGGTTACGGGAAAGGCTATTGTGATTGCTCAAAGTCCTGAGGAAAAAGTAGCGGATGTGTTAGTAGGAAAGAATGTTTCTAAAAAGTATGCAGTCAGTAGCCTGTATAGCACTTTAAAGGCTATGGCACTGTAAATATAAAAAAAAACAAAAACAGGAGGATACAGGAACAATGGGAAAATCATTAGGAGAGTTAATTAACAAGTATGAGGGACAGGGATTTTCAAAAGCTGGTTGGTTTTCACTGAAAGATGATGGAGACTCAGCAACAGTCAGAATGTTACATAAGGGGGCTATCGGTACTGAGCCGGACGGATCCCCTAAGTATGATCTGGATGTATATGAGGTACATAAGCTGGATGTTGATGGATCAGGAAGAGACAGAACTGTACTTTGCAAAGGAGAGGGCTGTGAGCTCTGTAAAGCTGGTATTAAGTCACAGCTTAGAATGTTCTTACAGATGGTTAATCTTGATGAGAAAGACAAAGAGAAACAGCTCCAGCTCTGGGAGAGAGGTATCACAGACATTAAGCAGATCTTAGGTATCATTGAGGAGTATGGAGATCTCAACGCAAGAGATATTAAGATTAAAAGATCCGGGGCTAAGGGTAGCATGAAAACTACTTATCAGTATTTCCCTAAAGATAAGACTGAGAGAGAGTTACCGGAAAAGCAGAACCTTGTAGGCTCCCTGATCTTAGACTTATCTCCTGAGGATCAGATCAAGGCTATTGAGGGTAGACTGGAAGTAAAGAAGAATAACAACAATGAGGGCGGCGGCTCATCTGATGGAGCCGGAGACAGTACCAGAGTATTTTAAGCTGATGGGAGTGAGGCGGTAAAGTTTCACTCCCATTTTTATAACAGGAGGAAACAGGATGGACAGAAAAGGACTGGAAATAAATATGAGCCGGGAAGAGGTTGGAATGGATGATATCAGTAAAAGGCTGGTACATAATAAAGTGTGTAATGTAACAGTAAAGAGAAATAAGAATAAGCTGGAGAACGCTCTTGCAGTTATTCAGGAGCTTGTAAAATCTGGCAGACTCCACGCAGAGGGAGAGGTTGAAACTATCAGGACTCCAGAGAGATTAAAGGAGTACATGGATCACTGTAAGCAGTCTGGAGAGTATGTATTGGACGTAGAGACAACAGGGTTAGATATTTACAATGATATCCTTGTGGGTATCTGTTTATACACTCCGGGAGAGACAAGTGCTTATGTTCCATTTAATCACACAGATCTCCAGAATGTAAGAGTTGCGGATCAGATGAGTGAGGAGCAAGTGAGGGATATAGTGATCCCTTATTTACAGGATCAGGAGCTTAGATGTATTAACCACAATATCAAGTTTGATAATAAGAAACTGGCGTGGGATTGGAAACAGATTATAGTAAATATTTACTGGGATACCCTGATAGCTGGATATGTCTTAAATGAGAATGAGCCTCACGGATTGAAGCCACTCTATAACAAGTACATCCTCCACGGTAAAGGATCCTCTGAGGATTATGGGGATCTGTTTGAGGAGATCCCATTTAACTATGTTCCTATTGAGGTAGCTACTGTATATGGTGCGAATGATGGATTTAAGACCTATGCTCTATATAAATTTCAGACTCAGTACCTTAGAGAGGATCATCCCCGTGAGGACTTTAGGAAAATGTATTATGTTTTCCGTGAGGTAGAGATGCCTCTGATCCCACTCTGTACTGATATGGAAATGAGAGGAGTAGAGATCAGAGAGGATTTTGCTAAGGAGCTGTCAGAGGACTTTAACAAGGAAATGGTAGAGGTAGAGGCTAAGTGTGATGCTTATGTGGAACAGTTTAAACAGTACATACTGGATCACAATAACCTGATGAGACTCACAAAGGGTACTTGCAAGATTAACTATAGCAGTCCTCAACAGGTGGCGGCTTTATTCTATGATATTTTCAAGTTAAGAAGTGTAAGCCGTAAAGAGCCCCGGGGGACAGGCGATAAGATCATACAGAAATTTCTCAGTACAGCGAAAAAGAAAGATACTAAGAAATCAAGAGAGTTTGCTGAGTTTCTGGAGAACTACCAGAGATTTAAAGAAATCAAAAAGCTGTTAGGAACCTATGTAGATAAGATCCCTCAGGTGAAAGAGCCTAAGATCAATGCAGTATATACTACTTATAATCAGTATGGAGCAAAGACAGGAAGATTCTCCAGTAGTGATACTGTAAGTAAGATCAACCTCCAAAATATCCCGTCAAAGGAAAAGAGGATCAGGAAGATCTTTAAAGCCCGTGATGGATATAAGTTGGTGGGTGGAGACTTTTCACAGATTGAGCCTCGTGTACTGGCTTTCCTGTCAGGTGATGAGAGTATGATTAACGCCTACAAAGATGGAAAAGATCTTTATGCTATTATGGGATCTCAGGTGTATCAGTTACCTTATGAGGACTGTAGAGAGTTTTACCCGGATGGAACTGTAAACGATGAGGGTAAACACAGACGTACAACTATGAAGAGTGTACTTTTAGGTATCATGTATGAGCGTGGAGCTACAGCCATTGGAGAACAGTTTAATAAGAGTGCTGAGTGGGCTCAACAGCTTATTGATAACTTTTACAAGAGCTTTCCAAAGATTAACCAGTACCGCCTCAAGATTGAAAATATGGCTGAGACTTACGGATATGTAACCACTATCACGGGAAGAAAAAGAAGATTGCCGGATATGCAGTTAGAGGATAAAGATGATTACAGATATCAGGAGGCTCACAGACAGAGCCTTAACTCAGTAATACAGGGATCCAGTGCAGATATTATGAAACTTTCCATGATTGCTATTTATAATGATCCACGCTATAAAGAGTTGGACTGTCACATGATTATAACGGTACATGATGAGTTAATCATGGAAGTACCTGAGGAGCATATTAAAGAGGGAGCTGAGCTCTTAGTAGGGACTATGAAGAGAGTAGGACATAGCCTGATTGATCTCCCTATGAGTGTGGATGCAGAGGTAAATGATTATTGGTATGGAGAGAATTTAGCTGAAAAGTACGGGGTATAAGGATGAGTAAAAAAAAAGAGTGGGTATCTTGTGAAGAGGATACCCCTCTTGTAACTGGGAGTTTTCAGTATTGCTCAGATAATGTAATAGGGCTTACAGAGTTTGGGAAAGAGCTGGAAGTGTTTTATAATTACAGAAATGATTTGTGGTATAGCTGGGATACCAGTAAACCATGTACAGAGAATATTGTGAAGTGGAGGAGCAAATAATGGGCTTTTTAATTATTTTAGCCATTGTGTGTTGTGTTAAAGGGATTGGTGTAGGGAGTTTATTTACTGCTATAGGAATTTATCTGGTATTGTGGTTTATTTTAAACCTGATCTCCTGAGGTGTGAAATGAAGATAAAAAGTAACAGATTTGCATTGATTCCGGTTATGTGTTCTCATTGTAAAAGGTATGTCTGGATGGAACCTTATAGATCTGGAGAAACTTGGAATAGGTTTATTGATCGGTATGTACCTATTCACCTTTGTAATGAGTGTGTAGGAAAATATGGGGTAGGTGGACAGAATGAAAAAGCTAATAGTGGAGATTGATGATAAATATGCTGGAGTGGTAAGTATAACAGCTATAGGGGTGGAGCTTGTAGGAGTTGCCACAACAGTGACAAATGTTAGTGGTAAAGTGATTTCTTTAGATGAAGATTGTACAGAGATAAAACTGGGGGCTGAGAAAAGAGATGTTTAGTACAGATAATTTACAGGCTGGAGATAGTGTGGTAGTAGTTATCAGTGATACTTTTTCAGGAATTGGAAAGTATATAGGTACAGTTATAAAGAAAACTCCCTCAGGGATGGTAGACGTTAGGTGTTGTGGTGTTATTTCCAGATATAAAAGAGATGGGGGAGAGTTTGGTAAGAGGGATTTGTATAGTAGGCGGCGAAAGTATTTGATAGAAGCTACAGAGGAAGAACAGAAGAAAATAGCTTTACAGAGAAAGAGATCTCAGATGGAGAAATATCTCAAAGATTATAAATATGCGGATCTCAGTTATGAAGATCTGGAAAATGTTTGTAAGATGCTGGAGGCATTAAAGGAAAAGAGCTCATAAGGGCTCTTTTTTTTTGTTCTTATGTCTAAATTTTTGTTTTTTTTGTTACTACTGATCGACTAAGAACAGGAGGTAACAAGGATGAAAGTAGATATTATGAACACTGATAAAAAGTATGAGGTCATTTATGCTGATCCCCCGTGGAGCTATAGACAGCAAGGAAGTAAAGAAGCAGTAAGGGGAATGGCAAGACAGCATTATAGCACAATGAGTACAGAGGATATTTGTAAATTACCTGTAAGAAAACTGGGGACAGACTCAGCTATTTTATTCATGTGGGCTACATTTCCTAACATGGGGGATGCTTTAAAGGTTATGGAGTCATGGGGATTTGAATATAAAACGGCGGCTTTTGTATGGGTAAAAGAAAATAAGAAATCAGCCTCATTGTTTTGGGGGATGGGGGCTTATACAAGAGCTAATGCTGAGGTGTGTTTACTTGGTGTAAGTAAAGGCACGAAAGCAAGCCAACAGGTAAAGAAACACAATGTACATCAAATAGTTATGAGTCCTATTGAGAGGCATAGCAAAAAGCCGGATTGTATCCGGGAAAAGATTATGGAGTTGTTGGGAGATGATGTTTCTTGTATAGAGCTGTTTGCAAGAGAGTACGCTCCCGGCTGGGATTGTTGGGGAAATGAAGTATAGTTGTCTAAATTTTATTTCAGATCTGGTTATTACTCAGTGAATATAAAAAAGGAGGATACAGGATCATGGGATTATCAAGTTTAATTAAGGTAGCTCAGGGAAAGAACGCCGCTAACGTATCCTTTGAGGATGCTTTTCTTAAAGGGTATGAGGCGGCTGTAGTTAAGTATGAGGAAGAACATAAACAGCCTATCCCGGCTGATTATTTCCGTCCCTCTTCTATGTATGGATGTGAGAGGATGCTTTATTTTATGAGGACAGGAGAGGAACAGGATAAGGAGGAGCATGATATAAACCTTATGGAGATTTGTCACTCCGGGACAGATAGACATTTACGGATCCAGCACCTTGTAGAGTCTATGGAGGGAGTAAAAACTCTGGATCTGGAGGAGATGGTAAAAGAGGCTCAGGAAAAAGGAGTAAACACAGACTTTGTAGGGTGGAATGAAGATCATACAGAGGCAAGATGTAAAAATGATGAGTTGAGTATATGGTTCCAGCCGGACGGAGTTTTAAATTTCATGGGTAAAGATGTGATCTTAGAGATTAAAACAGAAAGCACTTACCAGCACTCTAAGAGATATGAGCCTAAGATGGATCATAAATATCAGGCTACTTGTTACGGGTTGGGGTTAGGAATTGATTACATACTTTTCTTTTATGAGGATCGTAATTTCTGTAGTAAAAAGCCTTACCTCTGGAAGATCACAGATGAGATGAAAGATGAGGTAATAAGAAAGATACACCGTGTAAACTCTTATTTGCACCGTAGAGAGGCTCCTCCGGCTGATAAGGATAAATGTACTTATTGCAGATATAAAGAGGCGTGTAAGCGGCTTGAGAATGCTCAGAGAGAAAGAGAGATAGCTGATACATATATTCCTCCTGTAGGTGAGGAGGGGTGGTTTAATGGCTGAGAGAAAGAAGAATATGGGAAAGGTCTTTGAGAAAGAGTTTAAGGATAGCGTCCCGGCTGATTGCTTTCTTGAAAGATACAAAGATGATACCAGCGGTTTTTATGGAGTAAGTAATCCGGCAGACTTCCGGTTATATAAATTTCCTGTACTGATTCTCTTAGAGCTTAAGACACACAAAGGTAAGAGCCTCCCTCTGGCAAAAATCAGAGAGAGTCAGCTAAAGGGAATGATAAAGGCTGTAAATTATCTGGGAGTCTATGGGGGATATATGGTAAACTTCCGGGATCTGGAGGAGACATATTTTCTCTCTGTAGGATATGTGGAGAATTTTGTAAAAGCCGGGGAAAGAAAGAGTATCCCGGTAGAGTTCTTTAGAGATCATGGTATCAGGATCCCGTCAGAGAAGAAAAGAACTTTGTACAGATATGATCTGAGCTCATGGCTTAAGAGATATGAGATGAGCGTTGAGGTGAGTATGAGATGATGGACAAGAAAAATAGATGTGAGGGATATTGTGGAGTAACTTGTGTAAACGGTAGTTGTCCTCAGGCTTTAGCAGATCAGTACCCGGAGTATGGATATGAGCCCTGTACTTGTGAGGAGTGTGGATATTACAAAGGCTGTGAGGATTGTTATTTTCAAGGTAATGAGTTGTATTGTGTAAAGAAGAATGGAAAATACAAGGAGGATACAGATGGGAGTGTTAATGGATTTTAACCAGATAGGAAAGCACTGTGAAGTAAAGGCAGATAGTACCCTCAATAACATGAAGAAAGAGGAGCTGATCCAGTATATAAGAACCTTAGAGCATAATTACAATGTGTCTGTAGATTTTAACATCCAACAAGTGAAAAACTTTCAGATGATGGAGGACAGGATTGTAAAAGAAATTGAACAGGAAAAGCTAAGATACTTTTTAACCCTTGCAAATACTGGAGATAAATCTCTGGATATTGCTTATGAGAATGTCGGTAACGCTTTGGACAGTGCAATAGATATTGTGAGAAAAGGAGGAAATAGAAATGTTTAAAAAGTTTAAGGAACGTAGAGCCTTGAAGAAAGCTATATGTATAGAGATTTTGGAAACGCTCTGTACAATTTGTTTATATATCTACCATGATGGACATTATTGTAGAAATCCTTATGGTGAATATTGCAGATCTCATGCTGATAGATTAAAGAGTTTTAGTAAAATTCTTATGGAGGGTGAGGGTAATGGCAAGTAGTGAGAAGCTCAAAAAGCTGATTGAAGAAGTCCGGGAGGAAAGTTCTGTAGCTGTACAGTTCAGTGAGAAGCTCACAAAAGAATACAGTGAGGATCTTGATAACGCTATTAAGGAGCTGGAGGTTATCATGGACAGCATTGGAGAGAGCTCTATAGAGGATATTCCAGACACACAGCTTGAGTATTACTGTGTTAAGATCCCGGCTCTCATGTATAGAGCTGGAGTGAAGCTGGAAGAGTTTGGACTCATGGCAGATATAAGCTCCAGTCAGAAAAGACAGGAATACAATGAGGCAATGTTAAAGGTATCCGGGACAGTACAGGAGAGAAAGGCGAGAGTAGAACAGCTCACAGAGGATAAGGCTCTTGTAGAGGTTATTTACAAGAGAACCTATAACAGCCTGAGAGGAAAGCTGGATATGGCTGAGAAGATGTATAGCGGCTTAAAGAAAGCCTTATCTAAGAGGATCTCAGAGAGTGATCTGGACAGGTTCAGTAAAGATAGTTATGTGAGGAGAAATGAGGAGGATTAAGATGAGTGAAAAGAGATATGAGGTATTAGATGAGTGTAACCATGTGATTGCTACAGAGATGGATCTTAGAACAGCTTTGCTGTTAATGAAAGCCTTTTGTGAGGAGTATTACATGGAAACAGTTAAGTTGACTTTAAAAGAAATGGATAGATGTGATGTGGATAAGGAGGCTAAACGGGAATGATAGTAGATATTCTGGGAACTGAGTATATAGTAACAAGAAATACCTCAGCTATTGAGGGGATGGGTGCTGATGGAATTTGTCAGGCATACAACAGAAAGATCATTTACAGAGATCTTAAGGATTTTCTGGAGGATATAGATTCAGTATCAGCAAAGAAGTTAAGAAGAGATGAGGTAATAAGACATGAGGTTATTCATGCTTTCTTTGCTGAGTCTGGCTTATCAAAATATGGAGATGATGAGGTACTTGTAGACTGGATAGCTAAACAGATGCCTAAGATCAATGAGGCAGTAAATAAGATCTTAAAATCTGAGGAGGATTAGATAAATGTCAAGTGGTGGAAAATTAAGAAAAATGGTATCAAGATACAAAGAGGCTCAGATGGTTGAGGCTATGATCCGTGAGGAAATGGAGCACTCAAAGGAGAAAGAGAAATCTGAGGAATATGAGGATATTCCTGTACATGGTTATTATATTTATGAGTGCCGGGAGTGTGGGGCTGTTTATAAAATGTGGCTTGAAAAGGGCTTAGAGGATACAGTACAGGATAGGAAGTATCCAGAAAAACACAAGCCTGTACCTTTTGGGATCAGATGTAAATGTGGTAGCTTTGATTGTTTTCATATTTTATGGGGATTTGAAGCTACTGAGGAGTATGATCTCCTCAAAAAGGGGGAGAGTTACTTTAAGAATGATCCTAAAGAGAAGTGTGGAGTTCCTGTATTGCAAAAGGCATATCCTGATAGACACGCCTTTATACGTGAGTATGTAGGAAAGTAGGGAGAGCTATGGATTTTATGGATAAAACTAACGCTTTCCTTGAGAAGCTGGAAGAATCCGGGATTAGTATATCTAATCAGGACGGGGAAACAGCGGTAATCTGTGAGGATTGTGTAGCAGTAATAAGTAAATCAGGAGATAAGGTAGCAGTTGACTTTGTAAATCAGATAGAGCGGCTGGACTATAAAGTAGGATTTACTCAGGAAGATGTGGAGGATTTTATGATCCTTGAGGAGCTTATGGGAGGTGCTGATAATGTCTGAGATTGATGATCTGGTAGCAAGTGTAAATAAGAAGTATAAAACAAACATTGTGAGAAAAGCCTCTGAGCTTAAGAGTGTGGAGTTTATCCCGTATACCTCCCCTAAAATGAATTATCTCACAAGAGGAGGAGTCCCGGTAGGGAGAATGATAGAGCTTGTAGGACTCCCTCAGAGCGGTAAAACTACTACAGCTCTGGACATTATCTCTAATTTCCAGAAAAAGTATCCTGATAAGTATTGTGTGTATCTGGATGCTGAGAATACTATAGACAAAGAATGGGGGGAGGCTCTGGGAGTAGATTGGAGTAAGGTTATCCTGATCCAGCCGGAGAGTGAATATGGAGAGGAGCTCTTGGATATGCTCTTAGATTATATCAAGTCTGGTAAGGTAGGCTTAGCAGTCTTAGACAGTGCTCCTTTTATTGTACCTAAGGCAGTACAGGAGAAAGGGCTGGATGAGAAAAGCTATGGAGGTAACAGTGCTCTTATGAAAGCCTTTTGTGATAAGGCTGTACCTCTCTGTAAGAAAGCTGAGTGTACTTTCCTGATGATTAACCAGCTCAGGGAGAATATTGGAAATATGTACAAGCCTTATAAAATCCCTTGTGGTACAGCAATAGCTCACGCTTGCTCACAGATCTTGTGGTTTACAAAGGGATCCTTACTTGATGAGAAAGGTGAGGAGAAAAGTAGTACATATTCGGATCCGGTAGGAAATGTGGTAAATGTCCGTGTGGAAAAGAATAAGGTTACAAAGAATGACAGGAGACTGGACAGCTATACTCTCAACTATTTCCGTGGAGTAGATGATGGTACAGATACTATTGATCTTGGAATAAAGCTGGGAGTTATTGAACAGTCTAACTCATGGTTTAAGGTTCCTGTTAGTGATGGATTAGAGAAGAAGCTACAGGGCAGAGCTGGAGTAATCAATTACTTTTACAATGATCTGGATGAGTTTGAGTGGTTAAAGGGGAAAGTAAATGAGAGAGCAATGCAATGATTTAACGGCTAAAAAGATAGGATCCAGATTGAGGCAGATAAGAGAGGGAAGAGGGCTCACACAAAAAGAGGTAGCAGATGGGGCTCAGATAACTGAGGTAAGCCTTAGTAGATATGAGAATGGTGAGAGGGTTCCTAAAATAACTGTTTTCTTTAAAATTTGTAATGTGTTATGGGTGTCTATGGATAGTGTTATTGAGTATTGTATGAAGAATTAGGAGGAGCTGAGAGGCTCCTCTTTTTGTGAGGAGAACAAAAAGAAAGTTTTAAAAACCTATATAATATCTATTGACATATTAACAAAAAGATGTATAATATCTCTTGTAAGGAGCAATATATAAAAAAAAATCGGAGGTAAGAGATATGAGATATAAAAATAGTGATGATAACAGATACAGAGTACAGTTTATGGTAGCAACAGAGAAACTTATGGATCAGCTTACAGTTAAAGAGTTTATCTCTTATCTGGAAGAAAATGCAGAGTTTGAAGATTATACAGTAGAGTACATTGACGGAAAATGTGTTAATTGTAGAGCTTATGATCTTAAAGAAGCTGACAGCAATTTACACAAAGAGTTCTTAGTAACAGAGGACGGTAGAGTATTTTACTGGAGATCATTAAATTGTAAGGTTGAGTTAGTAGACCGGGAGGAAGAGATGGAAATTAAAAGATTAAAAAATGCTAAGTTTGGTACAAAGGAGTTCCATGTAGTTGTTACAGGTTGGGCTTTCTATGTAAAGGGTAAAGGCTATATAGCTTACAGCTCAAATAGAGATAAATATGGTATCTTAGCCCCTTATATTCCTTGTGGAGGGAAAAGAGCTTTACAGGCTATTTTAAATGCCGGAGGATTTACCAGTTTTGAGGGTATGGAATATGTAAAGGAGTTGGGAGCCTGAGGGCTCCCGGAAAGGTGGAAGTTATGATGAGTGTAGATTTAGCTCAGTTGTATAAATCAAATGATAAGAAACGGGTGTATATCAGAACAGATAAAAATGGGACTAAGTATTTTGCTGATTATGTCTGTAAAAGATGTGGCGGTCAGGGAGGATTACCTCAGTGGACTTCTACAGGTTATACCTGTTATGAGTGTGGAGGTACAGGAGTAGCCGCTAAGCCTGATATCTATAAAGAGTATACTCCAGAGTATGAGGCTAAGCTGGAGGAGAGAAGAGCAAAGGCAAGAGAGAAGAAACGCCTTGAGCGTATTGAACAGGTCAAGAACAAGTTACCAGAGATCTATCAGAATCATGGTTTTAGCTCAGATGGAAAGATCTTTGTAGTGACAGGTAACACTTATGAGATCAGAGAAGAGTTAAAAGCCGCTGGAGCTAAGTGGTTCAGTGCTTTAAGATCTTGGGGATTTACAGAGGATACAGATAAATACCTTACAGTAGAGATCTCCTTTGATGAGTGTTATACAGTTGATATGGAGACAGGGTATGTAAACTGGAATTATGAGACAGGTAATGAGGATCTCATAAAGTCTAAGATGCCTAAGGAAGAGGGTAAGCCGGAAAGTGAGTTTATTGGAGCTGTAGGAGATAAGTTCAGTCAGGTAGTAACTTTTGTAAGATATTTTGAGTATGAGAGAAACAGTTACTCAGGATGGGGAAAGGAGCTTGCAAGGATTTATAAGTTTGTAGATGATTCTGGTAATGTCCTGATATGGAATACAAGTAGCTGGAAGAATTTACAGGAGGGTACAAAGTATACTATTAAGGCTAAAGTAAAAGAGCATAATACTTATCAGGGTGAGAAACAGACGATATTAACAAGATGTAATATAGTGGAGGCGGCGTAAGCCCCTCCCGGAAAGGTGGAAGTTATGGCAGTAATGAGTATGAGATGTGTATTAGGTGCAGTAAATGACAGAACACAGGTAAAAATTTATAGAGGGAGATCTCTTGTTACTAAGGGTAATTGGTATCAGGATAATATCTTAGAGTATTTAGAGGAGCTGGAAGTAGAGGCAGATCTTGACGCTGTAAATAATGTGTGTAAGGTGAGACTGATAGGGAGGTAGATGTAGTGAGAATCAATGAAAGAGTAGAACTGTATAAGAAAATTTATAAGCAGAGTAAGGCTATTGATCCGGTAGTAAATCTGATGAATAAAACAGACTGGGTAATAGGAGATCCTTTTGAGAAACTGGAGGCACTGAGAGAGCTCAATACAGAGCTCTCAGACCTCTATCAAGTATCTATCCCTGTAATAACAGTTTGGGTAAGAGATGATAACTATGTACAGGCTACAGGGGAGATCTATCTTACTGAGCCTGACCTTGAGAGTTTCTTACATCAGTTCAGACACCACTTACAGAACATAGAGAGAAAGTATGAGAGGCGTGGGCTGACCGCTGAGGGAGCCGGGAGAGAATACTGGAGAGTACCCTATCAGGACTGTATATACAGAATGTATGGGGAGGATGATAGTAGGGCGTGGGCTCGGTTTGTGATTGATGTAGCAGTAAATAGGTAGTATAATATACTCAAAATTTAAGGAGGATAAAGAGTATGAAGTGTCCTAAATGCGGTAGTGAAGATGTAACAGTAACAACTAATACAGTAGTTGTGAGTAAAAGTAGGAGTTTTCTCTGGAATTTGCTTTTGATTATTTGTACTTGTGGGTTGTGGCTGATCTGGATGCTCGTTAGAAAGCGGAAAGAGAAAATGGTAACAGAAACATGGGCTACTTGTCAGCATTGCGGTAAGCGTTGGAGAGTTAAGTAACAGAAAAGAGGATCTCAGAAAAAGAATTGAGATCCTCTTTTTTTTTTGTCTAAAAGTTGAGGGTAATCTGGTTATTACTCTGTGAGAAAGGAGTTGAGGCAGTAAATGAGAGCTCACTGGAGTGATGGACATTTATACTCAGGAGATAGATTAAAAAAGCTACAGGCTAAACATTATTTCCTGATAGATACAGGAGCCGGAGAAAAGGTTTTTCTAAACTTATATGATGCCGAGTGTTATTGTATGGATCACAAGCTAAATCCTGATGAGGTTGTTAAGTCAGGAGATCCTGAGACATGGCTTAGAGCGGTAAAGCTGGCACAAGTAAAAGCTATAACATTAAAAGAACAGGGTGAGAGACTGAAAAGGCTCATGGATGAGGCAGACCGGGAGATTGATAGATTGGTAATTATCAGAGATAAACATGAGGAGACTCAGCTAAGAAACTTTGATAGAGAGTTTGATATTGAGCAAGTAAGAAATGCAGTAGCTAAGAGATCCGGGCTGTATGAGGCTTATAAGGATACAATGGACAGACATTTTTACTTTAATCAGATTGTACTCTTAGCAAGAAAGCCGTGAGGAGGTGATAGATGTGAGCGTGAATGGTAGATTTAATAATACTGACTGTTTACCAGTAACCGGGAAAGATGGGAAAACTCAGTGGATCTTTAAGTTGGAAGATCTTAAGGAGGTAGTCCCTGAGGATGTATGGGAGGCTATAGAGGGATTTACTGAGGCGGCAAAGGATGAGGCTGTGGATGAGTTTCTGGAGAACTGGGAGAAAGAGGCAGAGGTAGCCGCTGATGGGTATTTATCACTCCTTAGAACTACCAGAGAGGATCTGGAGGATGTTATCAGTAAAGGAGAGTCTGGACTGGGTAAAAAGGAGATCCTGATTAAGTTAAAGCGGATCCGTCAAAATATAAATAATAACTTGTAGGAGGTACAAGATGAGAGACTGTAGCGAATGCTGTAGTGATAAAACAAATTGCGATAGATGTAGAGATAATCCTAAGTATTCAGATTATCCTACAAGTTCCTATTTTTCTAAATATAAACCAGTATGTCCACAGGGGTATACTGATTGTGTATGTGATCCGGCTTATCTTAAGTGTTATCATCCACTGTATTATAAAAATACTTATGGAGATTTAACGCCTGAGGAAGTAGCTAAAAAGAATTGTTTTATAGATGATGATTATTGTTATGATGATGAGGATAAGTAGGAGGGTATGAGATGAGAGCAAGAGTGATTGTTACAAAGAAATGTAACCGGAAGTGTAAGGGATGCTGTAATGAAAGACTGGGCTTAATTGATAAGGTGAGCTTTGAGGATCTTTTCAAGTATGAGGAGATCTGTATTACCGGGGGAGAGCCTATGTTAATGTCTGAGCGTGTAGTAGAGATGATCCACAGATTACGCTTACAGGGGTATGCAGGTAAGATCTGGCTCTACACAGCAAGTAGCAGAAAGTTAAAAAGCTACTGGGCTTGTAAGATGCTGATTGATGCTGTGGACGGTATTACTTATACAATTCATCATGGAAAGATGGAGACCGTAAAGAGGGATCTCACTGATCTGAGACATTTAGATACATACTTGAAAGAGTCTGACAGATCCGGTAAATCAGACAGGTTATACATTGATAGCCGGGTATTTAATCAGGATTATGTGGACAGTCTGGGATATAGCTGGGATGTGATTAAGTCTCTTAAGTGGAGTATGGATGATTGCCCATTACCTGAGGGAGAGGAGCTTGTATATTATGATCTGGAGGCTGAGGGATAATGCGGTATCATAACATAACTAAGGACGATATGTTAAACGGGGACGGCTTAAGAGTTGTCCTCTGGTTAGCTGGATGTGAACATCATTGTAAAGGCTGTCAGAATCCTATTACATGGGATCCTAAAGGCGGTATAGAGTTTGATGAGGCGGCAAAGGCTGAGTTATTTGAGCTGTTAGAGAAAGATTACATTTCAGGTATAACATTTTCTGGAGGAGATCCTTTAGCTCCTTATAATGCTCCTGAGGTAGGAAAGCTCATTGAGGAGATAAAAGAGAAGTATCCGGGTAAAACAATCTGGATTTATACAGGGTATATGTGGGAGGAGATATTGTGGTTATATCCTGAGATCCTGAGAAAGATTGATGTACTGGTAGATGGTGAGTATGTGGAATATCTTAGAGATACCTCTCTGAGATGGGTTGGATCAGTGAACCAGAGAGTTATTGATGTACAGGAAAGTTTAAAGGGAGGTAAAGTGTTAGCATGGGGAGAGCTGAAAGACGTAGAGAGTTAAAGAAAAATGAAAAACTGAAAAAGCCACCTGTTTATAATTATACTCCTGAGTCTCTGATGGGACAGCTTAAGTATGAGGCTAATAAGGAATTTCAGGACAAAGTGAAAAAGATAAAAGCTGAGGTGTATGATGATGCTGTAAATGCCTCTATGATGTTATTACTTACCTTACCTTGTCAGGTGCTAATGGATCATTTCTGGCAGAAAAGCAGTAGTAAAAATATTCCTAAGTTTCTTGATTTGGTTCTTGATTATTATGGACGCTGGCAGAATGGGGAGCTTGACATGGGAAAACTCAAGAAAGATCTTTGGGAGATTGGTGGGATCAGGATGGAGGAAGATGTGAAAGGCTATAAAAATCAGGCAGATATTGATAAAGTAACTCAGGAGATTCAGACAGTACAGAAAGATCTTACAATCACAAGAGTTACCGCCGGGGATGATATGGTAGCTCTCTCAGTAGGCTTAAGTGTTATGGAGAAAGGTAACAAGGTTATCATTGAGGGGCTAAAGGCTTTAGGGTTCCGGCAGATCAGAAGAGAGAAAGTAACTGAGAGATGTGTAAAACCTGAGTATCAGGGATATAAGTACAGAGTAATTCTGGAGAAAGATTTACAGGAGGCTGAGGAATGAAAAGAGGAGAATACTACAGAGGCAGAAACGGGAGAAAGTACGGGATCTGGAATACAGCAAAGAAATGTTTTCAGTTTGGAATTGCTGAGGATACCCCTATGTTAGCTGAGGCAAGACTCTTTTATATGATTGGTGATGATGCCCGTAAGTGGAGATTTACAGCAAAAGCAATACCTGTAGAAGAGGTGGGAAAGTATGAACACAAGAAAGCTGAGTGATAAACAGGAGAAAAGGCTTGCAAGGAATATAGGAGGGAGACAAGTGATAGGATCCGGCTCTACTCCTTTCCTGAAAGGGGATGTAATTACCTCAGATCTCTTTATAGAGGCAAAGACAAAGGCAGTAGAGAGTAAATCTATCTCAGTTAAAAAAGCATGGTTAGAAAAGGCTCAGGAGCAAGCCTACAGCATGAGAAAGAAAGACTATGCTTTAGCTATCTCTTTTGGAGATGGGAAAGACTATTATGTGATTGAGGATAGTCTTATGGAAGATTTGTATAAGTGTAGAGTGGCTCTGGAGGCTGTAATTGAGTCTCTGGGAGGCTTAGAGGATCCGCTGGTAGATTTACCAGACTTGAAAGCAAGCGGAGTAAGAGCATTGATAAGGAGGAAATTAGGCAATGAGTAAAGATTGGTGGGGAGATGATGATAAGTGTGGAGAGTGCATTTATAACAAGTATGACAACAGGGAAAAGTGTTATGTATGCTCTAATAGGGAAAGTGAAAACTATGGACTTATGACAGCCTATGATGATTGTTGTGAGGAGCATGAGAGGAGATAATATGTCTGAGGAAATGGTAACAATGGTAGATAACAGGAACCTGAGAGCTATTATACATAATATTACAGGAGGAGTTTTTCTCACAAAAGCTGAGTATATTGAGATCTGTAAAATTATTGATGGGGCTTGTGAGAGAAGTATCCGGGAAGAGATGGGAGGATTATAAACATGGCATTTTTACATAAAATAAGTGGTTATCTGGTAGATATAAATGAGGAGTATTTTGAGGAGGATATTGTAACAGAGCTTGAGGAGCGGCTGGATCTGAGCTCTCAACATTTACACGTTGAGACAGCAGAGGTAGAGGGTTGGGATGATGAGAACCCACTCAACTACAGAAATTGTGATCTTGCAGAGTGTGAGAAGTATTTTAAAGCAAATGTACATAAGGTAGACAATAACAGAAAAGTAAAGTCGGGGCAAATATGGAAACACTTTAAGACCGGGAAAAAAGTAAGGATATTAGCTGTATCTCAGGATACAGAGAGTGTAGGTAGTTACAGTGTAGTTTATGTGTGTACAGATGGCAAGGTCTGGCATAGACCTTTAGGGATGTTTTTATCTGAGGTGGATCATAAGAAATACCCTGAGGCAAAACAGCTTTATAGATTTGAGTTAGTTGAGTAATCCGTGAGGAAGTGTAAGAGAGAAATCTTTTACACTTTTTCTTTTTGTTATGTCTAAATTTTGAGGAGTAAACGGTTATTACTGAGTGTAAAGAAAATAAATCACTCAGAGAGGAGATAAGGAGAATGAAAGCATTTAAAGGATTTAACAAGGATCTTACCTGTAGAGGTTTCCAGTATGAGGAGGGAAAAGAGTTTCATACAGAAAAAGCGGATTGCTGTAATGAGGGATTTCATGCGTGTGAGTATCCTTTGGATTGTTTTGGTTATTACAATCCGGCTGAGAGTGTTTTCCATGAGGTAGAGTTATCTGGAGACATGGATAGAGAAAACAGTGATACAAAAGTATGTGCTACTGATATTAAAATTGGTGCAAGAATTTCTATTGCTGGGTTGGTAAAAGCGGCTATTGATTTTACTATGAGTAGAGTTAATAAAGAGGCTAAGTCTTATGAAGAACATGGAGCCTCATCTGCGACAGGGGATTATGGAGCCTCATCTGCGACA